CAACGTAAATGTGCAGAGCAATAGTGCGTACAGCAATGCATATTGGCAACAGAATTATCTAACCAATCCAGAGCTGATCAGGACTCTCAAGCTTAAACTGCTATTTGACCGTGTTAGCACTCAGATCACAGGCTGGGATGACAACGGATGGAGCACTGTTGGCTGGGATTTCGTAGCAATTCCATCAGATGGTGCATGGTATCGTATACAACAATACTATAATCCAGGCGCAGATATGATCAGGATAGACGACCCTGATCTCATACCAGGAAGTGATTATCGCGGTACTATCTTAGAAGGAACTGAGTTTACATTTACACCTGGTTGGGATCTCATAGGATGGGGTCATCCAACTGGTTGGGATGCCGATCAATCCTCGTTCGACAATTACATAGATATACTGGTACAAGGTGGTGTTGTACCAGTATATGATCAATTCTTTGGTACAGGTAGCAGACGAGCATTTGCGCTCAGCAAGATACCTCAGGGACCAAACATGGTGGTAATTTGGTCAGATGGTGTGCTAAGACAGTATGCTAAAGACTGGATAATTCCAAATTTCGTAACCGACCTGTTATTGATGTTAGGCGGTACTGGTTATGCTGTAGGAGATAAGCTTGCTCTGGTGATATCACCAGCTGTTGCTACCACTGATATCACTGTGACTGCAGTTGATAATAACGGTGCTATCGTTGAATGGACTCTGGATACCAGCGGCTCATACGATATATTTGTTGGCGGCGAGGTAGGTGTAGAATACCAACCATACCATTACGGATCTGGATCTGGTGCGGTATTCAAACCTACATGGGGAGGCAGCACGTTAGTGTTCCTTGCTGCGCCTAACAGCAATGCATCGCCTAATATATTTGCATTGTTTGTAGGTACTACCTTCGTGGCAGCACCAACTGGCTCGATCGATATCATCAATGATGGTAACCAATTCATACAACCGTACATTGATCAGAATCATCCAGAAGAACTTTATCAGGTACGCTTGCCAACTAGCACACGCATAGATGTCTATGAAAAACCAGTTGGCGGCGCGCCGCTGATATACATGTCAGTGTATGATTTAACGTCTGGTAATGATAGATATCCTCTGGGTGCTAAACCAATGGACCAGGCATCTGTGATAGCACAGATAGATGGACGCATGTTGACATTTGGTTTAGCCAATGATTATGTTATCAATTGGACATCAAATGAGATAGTATTCATTGTGCCGCCAACTGGTAATGTACTGCAGATAATGACTATCTGCGCAGGTGGCGGCAGCACTAGTATCAATACTACAGCTGTGGTACAACCAGGTAGCGGATACCAACCAGGCGATGTGGTATACCTAGCGGGCGGAGTAACCATTAACTATGATACAGCAAGCGTGCAGGTTGATACGGTATTAGCGGTATCTGCTGTGATAATGAGCGGTGGATCTAAGTATACAGTTGGCGACGTTTTGGTATTAGAAAATGATTACGCAAGTTCTAGCATTACCAATGTTGAACTAACTGTAACTGGCGTATCTGTGTCTGGCGCTATCACAGCAATCGAGATAACAGAGCCAGGACAATATTCTTATACACCTGTTGCGTTTGAATATCTAACCAACGGTATAGGCTACGGTGCTGATATATCCCTATCTTGGGGAATAGATACCGTGATACACTCTAATCAGGGAATGTACAGCGTTAAGCCAACGCAACCTATGCAGCAACTGTCAACATCTGGCAATGGCACCGGCGCCGAATTCAACACATTGTACACCGGTGTAGTGTCACAGAATACCTTTGTAGGTACTGGGTCACAGGTTAATTTCGTGATAGATACGCATCCAGCGAACAACAACGTAAATCTGTTGTTGGTTACCCAAGATGGTATTGTATTGAACGGTACTAATTCTGTGATAACAGTGTCCGACAGGGTAGTGACTATATCTCCTGCGCCTGCGAATAACAGTGTTGTAACCATTACGGTATTCGATACCGAATTGTTCAGTGTGGTACATGATCAGCAAATCATAGCTCAGCTAGGCGTGTACAGCTATAGCTTAAACTATCTGCCATATACTACCAATCCTGTTTATTATAGCACTACAGTAGCAGTAAATGGGCTAGAGATGTCTGGACCACCAATGCAGACCTTTGTCTCAGATGGCTTCAATCCAATCTTTACTATCAATGAACCGTCTGTGAATCCAATATATCTACAGGTATATGTAGATGGTTACCTACAGGTTTATGGTACGAATTATACAGTATCTGGTACCAATGTGATATTCAACACAGCTCCTGTTGCAGGTGGGATAGTGACTACCGTGCTAGCTGATCCTGGGCTAGGATACAATTTTGAAATCAAGAATGGTTTCATAGACTTTGCATTCTACCCAACTGTAATAAATGCAGGTGATGTGATTAAGATCATAACCTACAGCCAAGATGCAAGTTATCAGTTCATCACTGATCAATTCCACGGTCCTACGTTTGTAGATGCAGCTGGTAACGCATTTTACGAGTTAACCAATGCGCCCTATAACAACAGTTCATTGATGGTATGGGTTAACCGCGAGATGCAGGCATTGCTTTATGATTATACTTTAGAGACAGTGGCTATTGGCCCAGGATGGCAAACTACAGACTGGGACGTAGAAGGCTGGGATGGCGAAATTGTATACGTTTCCTATGTCAAATTCTCACCAAATATAGCTATATCAAACACCGATTACGTGGTAGCGCAATATATGAGTGCAGCTCCAAATGAACCAGCTATAGCATGGCGAACTATAATGTCTGATGCCAAGTCTACATCTATAGCTATAAGCGATAATAACAAAACTGTGTTGCTATCTGATATTAATGTCTACAGTGACAGCATAGAGATAGCAGACATCACTGTGCTCGGCATACAGAGTGAAACTCAATCTAACGCAGTTTGGATAGGCAACGAACGCATTGATTATTGGTCAGTGCTGCCTGCACCAACAGCAGAATTCCCTAACAGAGGTTTCTTAAACCAACTGATACGAGGAACTTATAACACTCCTATTGGTAACGTGTCGGTATTATACGACACTTTATTCTATGATGGCAACGGTACGACTACATACTTTGCTGCTGGCAGCGGAGCACTGCCTGCTGGTGGGAATCTAGTGGTGTACATAGGGAATGAAATACAGGTAGATACTGCTATAAACATCAACGTGGGTAGCTACAGCATCGTGGAAAATCCTCCATATGAACCAGCTGGTACGTATGTGCAATTTAACAGTGCTCCTCCTGTGGGATGGCGAAATGTTCGCATAGCCAGCCCTAGATCAGAAGTTAAGTTTACTAGCCAGATAAGCCACATAGCAGGCAGTACAGTTATCTCAGCGGGATATTCGCAGACAATACCAGGTGGATACCAATGGATACCGACGCCAAATGGACTGCAATACAGTAGTTCTAGCTTGGCTCGCTTCTTGTTAGATCATCCAGGAACCAGGAGCTAAATAATACCATGCAAGACCAGAAGAACGATCAACCCACACCAGAAGAAAAGCTCCCAGATGAAGACGGTACCGTGATGGTATACGGTTTTGTACAGATCAAAGATGCTAAGACTGGCGAAGTTTTGGTTAGCACGAGGTCTTAATCGGATGAGCATGTTCACAGATAGCACACAATGGATACAAGGGCATGTCTTGATACGGGATGCCAATACAGGCGAAGTCCTAGTTGATAAGCGCAATGCTATTAACTATGAGAATTTCTCTATCAGTTTAGCTCAAACTATTGCCAATCGTCCTCAGAGCTGGATACAAGAAATGTGTTTTGGCAACGGCGGTGCTAAAGTCAGCGAGATAGGTACGATAACATACCTACCACCTAACGTAACAGGTCAAACGGCAGAACTTTATAATCAAACTTATTATAAAGTGGTAGATGATCAAAGTCCTCTAGATCTCAATCCTGCGGAGAATTACATCAGCACTGCTCATATAGATGGTACTACATATACTGATGTGATAGTCACGTGCACATTGGATCTCGGGGAACCATCTGGTCAAGATGCATTTGATACAGCTACTAATCTAAATGGTGCATATGTATTCAATGAGTTGGGTCTTAACGCTTATAGTGTGAACGGACCTAATACCGGTAGGTTATTGACACATGTTATTTTCAGTCCGGTACAGAAGAGTCTGAATCGTCAGATACAGATAGTATACACCATTCGGATACAGACAGTGTGATGGGAAACTAAATATGAGATTAATCATAGCAGGTGAACGATATGACGACTAACATCTATGAATTCAATGGTTCGCTATTGGTCAGTGTACCAGATGGTGTATTGAATAGCACAGCATCCCCGTTACAGCTGCCAGGTAAGGGTTACACCAACTACGGTGCGCCTGTGCTACAAGACATACTTTGGACCATGACAAATTTTGCTGGATCAGTCGCACCGACGCCTCTGTTACAGGGTGTGCTATGGTATAATACCGGAGCAAATCAATTACAGGTTTACACTGGGTCAGCATGGTCTACTGTGCTTAAGGACAATCAAAATAATCTACCAGTAACTACGCTTACCTACGATATTGGTTCAAGTTCTTTGAAGTGGAACAACATATATGCCAATACCGTCAATGCTAACACGATTTCAGCGACAACGATAACAGGTCCTACTAACCTGTTCTATACGACCCAAACCAATCTTCCAACGGTAAACAACACATACAACTTGGGCAGCTCAAGCTTTACATTTAACACAGTGTACGCTACCACGTTCAATGGTACTGCAACACAGGCTCAATACGCCGACGTGGCAGAAAGATATGCTGCTGATGATGAGATGGAAGTTGGCGATGTTGTAACATTGGGCGGCTCAGCTGAGATAACCAAGACCACTGAAGACTGCGATACTTTTGTGTTTGGTGTGATATCAGATAAACCAGCACTGCAGATGAACAGCAAAGCTGGTACTGATGCAACACATCCATATGTTGCATTGATAGGTCGTACACCATGTAAAGTTATAGGACCAGTTGGCAAAGGTTGCAGACTGGTATCAAGCGATACCCCGGGTGTGGCTAGAGCAGCAGACAGCGGTGAAAATCCGCTATGCATCATAGGTCGAGCGCTTGCAGATAAGACCACAACCGATATTGGTTTAGTAGAGATAGCGATAGGAAGAGCCTAATATGACTTACAGTGTAGGCGGTAGCATACAGGCATCTGACTATAATGGGTTTGTAGGTACTACCGCTGTGAATGTGGCCTATACCTCAAGTGTTGCGGCGACCAATAAGATTGCTGCGCTCATGGGTGTTGGCTACGGTGATCGAGGCTATGGTCAAACAGGGATCACGCTGGCAAGTGTAGCAGCCACAGACATTGTTACTGCTGCGCAGTGGAACAATCTTCAATCTGCGATGAGCGTGATGAACACCCATCAAGGGTCAGGTTTAACCCTACAACCCACAGTGTCCGCAGGCGGAACGATTCTAGCAGAGAACGGCACGCTTAGTAGGCCCAACATCTCAACTTTGATATCTTCATTGGATTCAAACAGGCTGACTGCATCTGTAACAGATATGCAGGTTACTCTTGCTCTCACTAGCAGCCAAACCACGCCTTGGACTCATATCATTAAGCATGTGTTTACTGTAACGTTTGGTGGCACAAACAATCCTGATTATGCGAGATGGTTCTTTAATAGCGGCGGCCAGGTAAGATTTTCCGGAGCAAATACAGGCGGTACTACAACTGCATCGCAGGCATGGGCGCACTTGCTGCGTACAATGGGAACTATCAGCTTTGGGGCATATAGCACTACCTATACTGGTTCTGGCGGTACTGTTAACAACATTGGTTATTATAATCTCACTACCTCACCAACAGTGATATTCACTCATACTGGTGCAGGCGGGACATATTATCCGCACTACAGTGGTATACTTTATTCTATAGCTATACAGACCAATGCTACAGGCACTGCTAATGGCAGCAATGGCTATCAGCTTACTTGTACGGTTACGTTCAATGATTCGGGTGCGACCTACGCTTACGGGTCTGTTAATGGCACAACAACCAGTACCATTAACTACTACAAGGCGTCAAATTCCGGATCGTTGTCTATAACAGCGCCGACGTTCACCACAACCACGCCTTTGTAATATCTTGACTTGCTGATGCATATCTGTCACAATCGTGAGTTAACACGATTGAGGTCAGCATGGACGAAAGATTACAGAAAGCTCTAGACTTTTCCAAATATCGCATCGCTCTTTTCAATCGCAAAGAAGATCTCAAGATCAAGGTCAACAACATGTTGATCCATGCTCACAATGGGGGCATCTTCAAAGCTTCGCAGGAATTGATCTCATTTGTTAAGCTGCTGATAGATGCAGGCAAGACCACAGTAGTCTTGATCGATGTCAACGGCAATCCTATCCAAATACTGGATACACAGGTGTTCTTTGACGATATCCTAAGCAAATATTTCGAAGCTACAAATTATTATCACGTAGAATATACTAAGATTCGCAGTGCTAGGTCAGTTAATAGCATCTACGAGTTTGTAAATGACTGAATATCCTGACGGATTTGCATTGCCTCGCGGATATGTCATGTTTGCGCATAATAATCCTAGCATCGACTACGGTACTCTTGCTCTCTGTAATGCACTTTTGATAAAGAAAAATCTCAAAGAACATGCTGTGGCCCTGATAACTGACTCTGGCACTATTGGGTGGCTTGAGCAGCAATACACCGACGAGATAATACGTTTAGCATTTGATCGCATCATCATCGATGAACCCAAAGATAGCGAAGCTGGATCGCGACGATATCATGATACCAGATACAGCAATTTCGTTGATTCTTACAAGAACACAAATCGCCCCAATGTGTTTGACATAAGCCCATTTGAAGAAACGATAATGATCGATAGTGATTATCTGATGCTAGATAACACCATGGATATGGTCTGGGGTAACATGGAAGATTTCATGTGCAATCGCAAGACTGCTGATCTAGATCACAAGATAAACAATTTTGGATTTGGTAACAGATTTAATGACATGAGCATACCGTTGTATTGGGCAACAGCTGTGTATTTCCGCAAGACAGAAAAAAGCAAACTGATATTTCAGATGATGAATTTTGTCAAAGAAAACTATGCCTATTATCAATATCTGTATCAATTTTCACACAGCGGATATTTTCGCAACGATTATGCACTAAGCATCGCATTGCACCTGTTGAACAATCTCATGGAATACGGCAGTGTTAAATCTCTGCCTATTGAGCAGATATTATTCAGCTTGGAAGAAGATGAGATGCATGCATTCAAAGATGGGTCCTGTGTTATCACTACCGAATCCAAACAGGGCGATTTCCATCTGCACACAGTATCAAGAAATGTGCATATGATGAACAAGCGTGCCATATTACGACATTCTACAGAGATCATAACACATGCAATCAGCTGAGATCAACAAGCGCCCTCGGGGATTTTTCACGTTAGCTCAGAATAATTCTGATACTGATTATCTTCGAATCGCATATGCACTTGCACTTAGCCTCAAGGCTAGCCAGATTTCGGTGCCATATCTTACAGTTGGTATAACTCCGGGTACAGTGGTGCCAGAAAAATATATAGAAGCATTTGATAACATCATAGAAATACCCTGGGGTGACCATGCAGCCGACAGTGAATGGAAACTAGAAAACGAGTGGAAATCCATCTACATGAGCCCGTATGATGAAACCATCAAGCTAGATGCTGACATGCTGTTCTTCAATGATATAGGATTATGGTGGGATACGCTGGCCGACAAGGACTTTGCTATCTGTAACCGTGTGCTAGACTACAGAGCTCATCAGGTAGAGAGCGATTACTACAGAAAGACATTCACGGATAACAGGTTACCAAACGTGTATACTGCGTTCATGTATTTCAAGAAAACTCCGGTGAGCACAGAGATCTTTGATATGGCCAAGTTTGTGTATTACAACTGGCAACGCTTCTTTGAACTCATGCTAGTACCTGAGAACAGACCCACCTATGTGAGCACTGATTTGGTATTTGCTATAGTTTTGAAGCTGTTAGATATTGATCAAGATTATTATACAGTATCGCAGCTGCCTACGTTTACTCACATGAAAACTCAATTACAGAGCTGGGGTCAAGGAAATCTGGACGAAGATTGGACTAGGCATATGAATAACTTCTTCAATCCACAGTTAGAATGCAAGATAGGTAACTATCTCCAGTTCTTTCCATTACACTATCATATAAAGAGTTTCTTAACCGACGAGATCATAGGCTATTATGAACGATCAATTGCTTGATAAACGAGCCTGGGCGTGGTACAGCCTAGATACTCTTGAGCTGATGCATGTCGGTTTTCACGAGGAATCTGATCATGGATTGGGATTGGGTATCATCGAGATAGATTATGGTACTGCATTAGATATTGCTTCGGGAGTTAGCAGATTCTTTGAATACGAGATACGCAAAGAAGGCGATAATGCAACATTCCATTATATCAATAATATCAGCCAGCCGCCCAAGCAGTTCTGGACTTTAATCAATCCCGAAACCACAGAATTCAATGCGAGATTCAACACCACTGCGAGCAAAAGCAGTCCTGTGATCGTGAAAGAAAGATCGCCAACTGGATTTGTGGTTGACATAATACACAAAGCAACTAATGTAGTTTTCTATATCACGATGAAAAACGATCCAAATTATCTGATCACGAAGATAGATCTGTACCCGTATGCAGAGCTCGCAGAATCGGTAACTGATATAGATATACCGTTGGATATTCGAGACGATTACAGCATATATGTGAGGTACGATGCAGCGTGATATGAGTGAATTTGATTTTGTATTTCTCAGCTATGATGAGCCAAATGCAGAAGCTCTCTATGCCGAGTTAGTAAACATCGTACCGTGGGCAAAACGAGTACACGGTGTTAAAGGTTTTGACAGTGCCCATCGAGCCTGTGCTGATGTAGCAGACACTGATTTCTTTGTGACAGTAGATGGCGATAACAGCATAGACGAGCAGTTCCTCAACGTGAAGCTAAACATCAGCGAGGGACAGGACGATCATGCATGGACCTGGGCAGGCCGCAATCACATTAATGGTTTGGTATATGGCAACGGCGGACTCAAGCTATGGAGCAAGCAGTTTGTGCGCAGCATGAACAGCCATGAGAACAGCAACAACGATGCTGCTAAAGTGGATTTTTGTTGGAGCCACAAATATCACGAAGTGTTTGGTACATATAGCACCAGCATGATTAATGGCAGCCCTTACCAAGCATTCCGCAGTGGGTATCGCGAGGGTGTAAAGATGAGCCTGGAGAATGGGCTGCGAGTATCGCCATCTGAGTTCTCTCGCAAGATTTGGATTTACAATCTACACAAGCTGTTGATCTGGTGCAGCGTCGGAGCAGACGTGGATAATGGTATATGGAGCATCTACGGTGCTAGACAAGGTGTGTTTGACTGCAATCTAACCGAATCTGATCACACCATGATCCGAGACTACGATTGGTTTGATCAACGCTGGCTCAGCGTTAAAGATCTTGATCCGATCGCAGAATCGTTAGCACTTGGTGATAAGCTGCGACAGGGTCTAAACATAGAGATAGCTGAACTTGACGCTAACAACAGCAAGTTTTTCAAACGCATCTATATCAACCCACCCAGACCTATGATCAGTTACGATAACATCAAACATCTTTCAGCAATGTAATGTATGATATTATTTTTGTCAGCAAGCACGACCAAAACACTGCAGCATACGATAGGTTTAAAGAAAACTATCCAACTGCAAAATGGTTGCCTAACTCACCAACATTAAGTGCTGCTATAGCAGCAGCGCAGCCTATGTCTATGACTAGCATGTATTGGTTGATCACAGATGATGTGACCCTTGATCCAACACTTGACCTAACTTGGAAACCTAACGATTGGGATAGACAATATCCGCATGCATGGTTAACTGTTGACCGCCACGGTAACGAAGTTGAAGAATTTGCCGGAGTATACCTCATACCAACGAGATACAAGTTGACTGTCACTGATAAGCAGACCGGTCGTGTATCATCGTGCAAATACGTAAATGATCATCAGCAAATATTGCGTCCGTATGACGTAGTTCATATGTCATGCAACGATGTGTCGGATATTAGCCATGCCTGTGACAGAGCACGGTTGATGTGTAACACTGAGATGTATTGGATAATCATGGACGATGTTGAACTGAGATCGGACATGGATCTGAATTGGCGTCCTCCTGTCTGGGATCGAGGGTATGTGCACGTATGGCAATCTTTGAACCAAAACGGCAACATATTAGATACTCATACAGGCGTGTATCTTGTTCCGGGAAACTATCAACCGGATGGTCAAGAGCTGCAACAAGGCAGCCTAAGCTACATTAAACCAATTGACATTGTGGCATCAATTGCAAAACCCTATGATATATTCTTTATCAGCTACCATGAAAAGAATGCAGACCGCGACTTTAAACGTTTGCGAGATAGATTTCCTCGCGTTCAGCATGTGAGTGGGATCAAAGGAATCCATAATGCACACACGCACTGCGCTGAATTAAGCAAGACTCCCATGTTCTGGACTGTGGATGCAGATACACTAGTTGATGCTAGCTTTGTCTTTGATTACCGTCCACCTGATTATGACAAGCAATATCTACATCTATGGCACAGTCGAAATCCTGTTAACGGTCTAAGCTATGGTTGGGGAGCTGTTAAGCTATGGCCAACTACATTGGTGCGCGAGTTTAGGTCAAATTGGCTGGACTTTACTACCACTGTGGGTAACATCAAGATCATACCTGATATCATAGCTACATCGCAGTTTAATTGTGATCGTATGAGCACCTGGCGCAGTGCATTCCGCGAATCTGTCAAGCTATGTCACAATGTAGCCAATGGTGATCATATAGAGAGCACAGAACGTCTCATGGTATGGCTTACAGTGGCCAATGAAGTTGAATGGGCCCAAGACAGCCTGCAAGGAGCTAGAGCTGGAGTTGAATTCTATCTTGAAACTCGTTTGATTGATAGGTTAGACAAGCTCAAGAAGATAAACGATTTTGACTGGCTGATAAAGCAGTTTGATAATCGAAAGAAAATACCAAATGCTCCAGATAGATCTGAACTTTTGACACGATTGAAAGAACTATCTGATGTATGATATAGTGTTTATTAGCTATGAAGAATCTAATGCCGAGGATAATTGGCAGAGGTTGATATCTAGATTTCCTGCTGCTAAACGCCTGCATGGCGTACATGGTATACACCAGGCTCATATCGTAGCTGCACACATTGTAGACACAGTGATGTTCTACGTTGTTGACGGTGATGCAGCTATAGAGCAGGATTTTGCATTTGATTACCAAGTGCCTGATCACCAATTAGATCACGTGCATGTGTTTAGAGCTAGAAATCCGATCAATGATCTAGTATATGGATACGGCGCTGTCAAACTATTGCCCACGTCTGATGTAAGAGATTTAGCCGACAGAGATTTCAAACCTGACATGACCAGCAGCATCAACCGCAAATACAAGATCATACATCAGCTGAGCAATGTTACTGCATTTAATACAGATACCTATAACACTTGGCGCAGTGCTTTCAGAGAATGTGCCAAGCTGGCCAGCGGTGTCATAGACGGACAAGTTGACACTGAGACGCTGCAGAGATTAGACACATGGTGCTCAGTTGGATCTAGTCGCAACTATGGATATTGGTGTTTAGAAGGCGCACAAGCTGGCCGAAAGTTTGGCTTAGCCAGCGGAGGTACCGATCAGTTGATGAAAATAAACGACTGGACGTGGTTACGAGACCAATATCAACAGAGCGGGTTGGCATGAGCATACATTGGCCTAGAGATCTAGAAACCTTCTATATCAGCTATGACGAACCTAATCGAGAAGAAAATTGGGCTAGAATCAGCCTGATGCTGCCTCATGCTAAGCGCATGCATGGAGTTAAAGGTTTCGAAGCAGCACATAAAGCCTGTGCTAATGCTAGCACCACAGATCGGTTCATGACCATTGACGGCGATAACTGGTTATTGGATGAAGGTTTTGATACAGCTTTAGATGACACAGATATAGAAGATGTGATTTTCAGTTTCAAGAGCAAGAATGCAATCAACGGCCTTGAATACGGAAACGGCGGCCTTAAGTGCTGGCCCAAAGATGTGCTACTAGCCAGCAATACGCATGAAAGCAGCAATAGCACAGATTTCTGTTGGGCGCTGCGATACTATCAGGTTGATGTACTAGGTAGTATCAGTGTCAACAATGCATCTGCATATCAAGCCTGGCGAGCCGGTTATCGCGAAGGTGTGAAGATGAGCTACGTTGGAGGCAACCCAATGAGCAATCCTCGCAGGGATATGGAATCAATATGGTATGGTAACAGGAGCAAGCTCAATATATGGATGAGTGTTGGTCGTGATACTGAGAATGGTAGCTGGGCAATGCTGGGAGCTAGGCAAGGGTTCTACGAACTTTATTCTGGACTGATAGACAATCTTGTTATCAATGATTATGCTTGGTTTGTAGATCATTGGGCCAGTGTGCAGCACTGGGATGTAGCTACTGCTCTAGATTCTTATCGCGTAGCTCTCAAAGATCAGTTTAACCTATACGTACCAGAATTAGATAGTGCTGACAGTGCATGGTTTAAGACAACATACATAAACCCACCTCGCAAAGGATTGATGTCATGACATCGGTAGAGCAGCATCTGCGCAACGTTCATAGAATGCTAGACATAGTACCAGATTCCAAGGTTTTCTTAGAACGATATATTGCACTGGCTGCACACGATAATGCAGCACACATCAGCATCCAGGATGCCTTTAGCAGTGGTCAGATCGACAGCAAGCTATGGTTGATAGACGTGATCAGTTCTCTTGAGCTTAAGTGTGGCAATGCTTGGACGCTGTGCGGATGGATCGGAACACTGGGCTATCTCATGCTGCTAAAGAAAGCAGAGCTTGGACTCACAAGCGTGCGCAGCTTTGACATTGATCAATATTGTGCACCAATGGCTGATACATTAAACAGGCTATCTGTCAAGGACGGTTGGCAGTTCAAAGCGTCAACGCTAGACGTGAACAGTATAAGCTATGATAATTTTGCATATGATACGCTAAAGTATGATGGTACCGCGCAGCGGGTTACTGATACCGCTGATACCATCATTAACACCAGTTGTGATCACATGGGCAGTGACCGCACTTGGTGGGACAGCATACCGTCTGATCGATTGATCATATTGCAGAACAACGATTGGTTTGAAAATGATCAACACAATAACAGCGTGAACGATTTGGCTGAGTTTGCAAAGATGTATCCTATGCGAGAATTGCTGTTTTCGGGTGAACTCGACTGTACACTCTATAAGAGATTCATGCTGATAGGGCGTAAATGACTACTGATATAGAGTTGCTGTCACCAAGGCAGCTGCAGAAAGAAGCTGCTCGTGTGCTCAGTGCAGGAGACGGCTTTGGTAACCACGACCTGGTGAAGTTTAATAAATCAGCACACCATGATAGCCATGCGTGGTACAAGGCAGTTATCGCATGGTATGTTGCGCAACACGGTGACCTTCCCAGCAAGATTGGACCAGGGTTATCTGTAAAACTATTATTGGACACGGCTGATGATATATGATTACACAGATATTACCACAGTGCATCTCGAAATCACAGCCAAGTGCAATGCCAGCTGTCCGCAATGCGGCCGTAACAAGTTTGGCGGCCCAGATAACGAGTTTTTGCCACAGACAGAATTAAGTCTAGGCGACATGCAGCGTATCATGCCAGAACAGTTCGTACGTCAATTGAACAGGCTGTACATGTGTGGCAACTACGGTGATCCGATAGCAGCTAACGACACTCTGGAAGTGTACGAATGGCTGCGAGAGGTAAACCCTGACATCAAGTTAGGCATGCACACTAACGCAAGTGCTCGAACACCTGCTTGGTGGGCACGATTGGGCAAGTTATTGAGCAAAAAAGGCGATTATGCTAAGTTTGGACTTGATGGGTTAGCTGATACCAATCACATCTATCGTCGCGGTACTAACTGGAACAAGATAATGGAGAACGTGCAAGCGTTCATAGATGCTGGCGGCATTGCACAGTGGGAATTCATTGTTTTCAAACATAACGAACATCAAGTTGATGCTGCTCGTGCGCTCAGCGAACAGATGGGATTTGCGCAGTTCCGCACCAAGAAGACTGGGCGCTTCTTCAGCAATACCAAACTGCAGGGCAAGGACAGCCAAGAAGTTTGGAGCTGCAACGGCGAGGTTGAATATCACATAGAGAAACCAGAAAACTCGGCATATCATAATGATAGTTTGATCAACGAACAGTCTTTGATCGAACAATTTGGCAGCATGCAAGACTATGTTGATCAGACCTGTGTTAAGTGCAAAGTTGCTGAGGACAAGAGCTTGTACATATCAGCTGAGGGGCTGGCTTTCCCTTGCTGCTGGACAGCCAACCAGCTGTATATATGGTATTGGCCCTATAAACAAAGCGAGATGTGGTCGCTGCTGGATCACGATATCAACAACGTTAGTGCGCTTGTGAATCCATTAGAATCCATAATAAAAGGACCTTATTTCAATAAGATAGCTAACAGCTGGTCAAAGCCAAGCATCGCTGACGGCAAACTGCGAGTATGTGCAAAAACCTGTGGTTCTGGCTTTGATCAGTTTGCTAGCCAGTTTCGCGAAACCGTAAATAAAGCATGACAGAATTACCTAGCTCAACTTTCTGCGCCCTGCCCTGGGTACACCTCAGCAGCCGTCCAGACGGTGCTATGCGAGTCTGCTGCACTGCTAATGCCAGCAGCGTCCAAGATCCGGACAGCACCAAGAAAAGTGGCGGTGGCCAGATTGGCGTGCTGCGCACAGCCGATGGCACGCCTGCTAACCTCAACAACAGCACGCTGATGGACGCATGGAACAATGATTACATGCGCAACGTTCGCAAGATGATGCTGCGAGGAGAACAGCCTCCTAGCTGTCTCAAATGTTACAAAGAAGAAGCAGTGGGAGTGCAGAGCAAGCGCAACTGGGAAACTGCTTACTGGGTAGGACAGTTGGGCCTAGATGATATCATAGGTGATACCACAGAAGACGGCGCCGTCAGCCCGAGAATACGCTATCTTGATCTCCGATTAGGCAGCAAGTGCCAGCTAGCCTGCGTGATGTGCAGCCCGCACGACAGCAGTGGTTGGATCAAAGAATGGACCGACATACATCCAACTATCAAGAATGAACGCTTGCGCGAGAGCTGGAATTGGGCAGACAAGGGCAAGCAACACGGTGCCAGCTACAATTGGCACATGAACAATCCAGAGTTTTGGTCACAGCTCTATGACCAAATACCTCATATGAAGCAGCTGTATTTCGCCGGCGGTGAAAGCACCATCATTGAAGAACATTACACGCTGTTGGAAGAGGTCATACGCAGAGGTTATGCTAAGAACATAGAGCTGCGCTATAATAGCAATGCAGTTGAACTACCTCAGCGGCTGTTTGATATCTGGGCACAGTTCCGTGAAGTTAAATTCCACTTTAGCATAGACAGTTTCGGTACCAAGAATGATTACATACGCTATCCTAGCCAATGGGATCAGCTGTTAGCTAACATGCACCTGCTGGATGCTACTCCCGATCACGTCACTGTGACTACAGCGGTTACAGTGATGGCACTGAACATCTATTACATACCAGACATGATCAAGTGGAAGCTAAGCCAAAACTTCGAAAAATTCAACACATGGCCCAGTGGTGCAGGCATGATCAACTGGCACCTAGCCTATTGGCCGCCGCAGCTCAACGTCAAGGTGCTGCCCAAGTGGGCCAAGCAAATGGTACGTGCTAAATTTGAAGAATTCTTCGTTTGGTTAGAAGATAACTGGGAATCCTGCACTGGATTAACACCCGATATCACTAAAGATACGGTGTTGACAGCTGGGTATGGCATCAAACGCTTGCGCGGATTGTTAGATTTCATGGACAAAGAAGACTGGAGCGAACGCATGCCAGAGCTCCGGGAATGGATAAGATTGCTCGATGAGAATCGTGGATTAAACTTTAGAGATACGTTCCCCGAAATGGCCGCGTTAATAGATTAAAGGAAAATAGTAAATGCATTTTGGAGTCCCTGGTACCATAAATAGTAGTGTTAGTTCAACAGGGATCACCGTGATGGCACCTTCCCCGAAAAAGCTCGTAGACAAGGCATCCGATGATGCCTGGGACGAGATATTCAATAGTTTAACCATAGAGAATGAACCACCAATCCGCTATATCAAGAATGTGATCATCCAAACCAAGGATGGATCAGTGATAAAGGTCAGCGGTAAGAATTTTGCTGAGATAATCGAACAGGAGCGAGAGCTAAGTCCCGAAGACAGTGAGATACGCAGCTGCAAGATGAGCATTAACTTTCCAAGGCTACGTGCTGATGTTGATGCATGGGCTGCTGATCTATTAACAACGTTAAACACAGCTGATAGATTCAAGGTTTCGGTTAAAGCCAAACGCAAACCAGCAGCTAAAAAATCCAAGCAAGATTGACTCTGCTGCCTGCTAACGGTCATACTGTTGCATGACAGTAAAACTCATAGCCATATCAAAACCCACCATTGACGAGTGTGCCACAGCAGAAGAATTGGTGGCATATTGTGCCAGGGTATCAAACCCAGCCAATCAAAACAACCACGGTACCAGCGCAAAGCTAATACGATACCTCATCAACAACGCACATTGGTCTCCTCTAGAGATGGTCCACATGACCATGGAGATCAACACCACCAGGGACATAGCACGGCAGATACTGCGGCATCGCAGCTTCAGCTTCCAAGAGTTCAGCCAGCGCTATGCTGATCCAACCAAGTCACTGGGATTTGTGACCAGAGAAGCACGCCTGCAGGATGCCAAGAACCGTCAGAACAGCATTGAGATCAATGATGCCGAACTACAACAGTTGTGGACTGGCATGCAGGCTATGGCCATAGAAGATGCCAAGCGTCAGTATGCCAAGGCCATCAACATGGGTATTGCCAAGGAACAGGCCCGTGCTCTGCTGCCAGAAGGGCTCACTGAAAGCAGGATATACATGGCAGGTAACCTTCGCAGCTGGGTACATTACTGCGAACTACGCCGTGCTAACGGCACACAGAAGGAGCATCGCGAGATAGCAGATGCATGCTGGGACATAGTTACACAACAATTTCCCATGCTAGGAGAACACGATGAAACCTAACAAGAAGATACTGATCATGGGGCTGCCGGGCGCCGGCAAGACCATGTTGGCCAGAGCCTTGAGAACCAAGCTCAAGGCTGTGCATTGGAATGCAGATGATGTGCGTGCGCAGATCAACAAGGATCTGGGATTCACTGAAGCTGATAGGATAGAACAGGCCCGCCGCATGGGATGGCTATGCGACAAGGCCGTGGAAGCAGGACATTGGACAATAGCAGATTTTATCTGTCCAACTCCTGCTACAAGGGCAGCGTTTGGACCAGCTACTGTGATCTGGGTAGATACGATAAAGGAAGGTCGTTTTGCAGATACCAACAAGATGTTTGTGCCACCTGAACCCGGACAGTATGCCTACCGCGTGGACACACAGGACGCAGACTTCTGGGCCAAGTACATCTGGGAACAGCTTGACCTTGATGATAAGCCCAGTTGGATCAAGGCAATGCTATATGGATGGAGGAACGGCGGATGAGAAAGAAGTGGGAAAATAACAAGCCAACTACGCAACTTTTGGGCCGTTGGCAACCTTGGCACGATGGTCATTTTGCGCTGTTTGAGCGAGCAGTGGCCAAGACAGGTCAGGTTGCTATCATGGTCAGAGACACGGGTGGCACTGACGATAAGAATCCATTCTACTATGATGTGGTGCGTGACAGGATCATCACAGAGCTTGGCAAGAAGGGTTACATGCACGGTGACGAGTATGTGGTCATGCTAGTGCCTAACATCGTTAACGTGACATATGGCCGTGATGTGGGTTATGTTATCGAGCAAGAAGTTTTTGATGCAGATATACATGCCATATCTGCCACACAGATTCGCAAGGAAATGGGTCTTTAATTGCTGTTAAACAGAGTTTCTAACTCTCCTGCTAGGTACATCTCGCTGACTATGTCACAACCTCCGATGAACTCACTCTTGACATAAAGTTGTGGTATGGTGGCCCAATTAGAGAATAGTTTGATGTTAGTTCGTAGCTCATCGTCTTCTAACACGTTGATATCCGTGTAGTCAACGCCCAGCTTACCAAGTATGTGTACAACCTTGGCACTGAAACCGCACTGTGGAAAATCTTTGGTGCCTTTCATGAACAGCACCGTGTTTGTGCTGTTCACTAGGTTGCGTATCTGTTCCTGCGTCATTTCTTAGCAGCTGTCTTCTTGGCTGCAGGCTTCTTGGCAGTGGCCTTGGGTGCTGCCTTCTTGGCCACAGGTGCCGCAACGTTTTCTTCCAACCATGAACTGCTCTTGGCCTTGGCCTTGTGTCCAGGATTGAGAGTGGGATCAATTGCGTAGGCCTGTGCGCGGCGTGCTGTGGCATCAGCTTCGAGCATCTCTGCCATGCGTATGAGATCACGTGCTTCCTGCGCCTTGCCGTCAGCGGTGGTGCCTTCCATGTTGCTCTGATGCACGTTGAACTTGCCCATCTCAGCAATAACCTGTGCACGAGTCACTGGATCTAGATCATTGAGATCTGGCGGAGTGCTGTCGTCAACTTGTTTCATAGCAGCCAGTATCTGGCGCAGCGGAAATTTCATGCCGCGTGCAGGCGTCATGTGGACCAGATCCACAGGCACCTTGTCCAAGCGCTGAGCAGCATGCAGCTTCTGCAGCATGGTAGCACCAGTGCCATCCGGAGCAGGACGTCGACCCAGCAGCTCGCCTAGGTCCTTGCTCTGCTGACCTTCCACGCTCTCCACGATCTTGCGCAGTGCTTCGTTGTACTGATCAGGCAGTGCATCTGTGTCTATTACCAATGCATGCTCGTCATCACCCGGTAGGCTCATGAACACTACCACTACCTGCTTGCCAGTGTTTTCCATCTGGCCTATGTGTTTCATCATCTCAGCCATTGGTGATCCCGTCGTCTGGTGCAGCATTTGCCTGTGGTTGATCTGCGGTCTGTTGTGCTGCTGCAGCATCTACAAATTTCTTAAATTTGTTATAGAGCTGCCCAACTGGTTCTAATTCAGCACCGCGGAACGCACCGCGGCTGCTGGCGAGATCCAACACTACCAGGATGTTCTGTAGATCTGCGAGGTTAATGGTGCTATCCGCTTGCGGCTGTGTGGGTTGATCGTTCATAATATTGCCTCCTTGATACATAGCGTCATGTTTATATTAACCACAAGAAGAGCCATGTCAAATATAAATTTTCAAAGATTGGCTAGGTAAAGCTGTACCAGATGCGCACTACAGTAGCTGATAAGGTACCAAAACTAGTGAGAAATGCTGTGGTACTCAATGTTAAATCATTGTGCATGCTCTCACAGTACAGTCCGATAGATCCCGCGATTACGAAGATTCCGAACAATATTACTGGTAGACAGATGCGTGTAAGCATGTGAACCATGATAATCGTATCTCCGATTCAGTTATATAAGCCAAACTATTTATAATATATTATAAAGACAGATGCATTGGGGCTTATTTGATGTTACCACAGACCAGATATGAATACAATCACTGGACTTATGTGAGCGGTCCGACACCGCAGTTGCACACCTGGCGGCCATATATGGAGCTTATTGAGCAAGAAAATCTGCACGTTGGCAAGCATTTTTTTATACATTGCATTAATCAACATCCTATAAATCACATCTATGACGGGTTTCCTTGGGATATGTTTGCCGAAACCTGCGCTAACAATCGGGATAAGCAGATCATAGTAGTACTGGATGCACATACAGAAGGACCTAGTTGGCAACATATAAAGACCACAGTTGAACGCATGACCGCAGAGTTTGGTATTAATCCTCATTGCATAATACAATGGACTGGTAGCGGTGGTGAAGGAGGCGAACCAATACAAGTAGTCTCGGTGATGGATGCATTTAGCATAATCACAGCTGCAGACAAATGCACTCCTCAACCTATCAACCATCATTATATTATGTTAGCTCGTATTCCTCGGCCTCATCGCGTGCTGATAGCTGTGGAAATATTGCAGCGAGGATTAGGTGCCTTTGGTTATCTAAGCTGCGGCAGTGGCAGTCACGGACCTTTAGTCAGCAGCGACTTTGCTGATCTGGTTCCAGCTGATCTCATAGATAGATTTCCACTATTATTGCCAGGTGGATATTGGAGCGATAGTTACGGTGAACGCGAACACACTGACAGTGTCACACTGCCAGAGATCACGGGTGCGTTCTGCAATGTGATAGCGGAAACAAGCCACGATCTCATGTCGCCCAACGTGTGTACAGCATTTATGACAGAAAAGAGCGAGAAATGTTTCTTGCTTGAACAGGTACCTATATGGGTAGCAGCTACTGGGCAAGCCAAGCTGGCCAGAGAATGGGGCTTTGATCTCTTTGACGATCTGATAGATCACAGCTATGATCTTGAACCAGATGGTCGGCTGCGTATCAAAATGGCAGCCGACCAGCTAGAAAAACTATGTGCTCAAAGCATAGGGCAGCTACAGGAATTCAAACGATTGAACCAACAACGATTTACAGCAAACAGAGAGCTGTGTTTCTATCTGAGAAAGAATCATCACGATATACAGTATGAAAAATTCAAAGGTTGTGTAAATGCTGTCTGACGTAGAACGCCTTGCTAGAAATAGATTATTAGACTATCTTGCATTCAAGAAGATACCTATACCAACAGGTGATATCGTACATTCTGATCTCAATAGACTGGGATTTGATATCATAGATTGGGGTACATTGATAGGTGAGATACAGTGTGATTGCCTCATGATGCTTGATTGGGATCAACAAAATATGTCATTTAATACTCTAGCTGATGTAATACAAGAGCTTATCCATGGACAGCCATTTGAGTTTTCGATAGACATACATCATGCTATGCATCAAGACATGCCAGTAGAAGATCAGGTGCAGCATATGAAAACAGCAATGGAACTGATATGGCCACGATAGAAGAAACGCTGCCCCTCATTACATTTGTCTGCTACGTTGGCGGAACCAGTGGACAACAGATCATCAATACCTTGCAAGAGTCTAAAGCATTTGCTAGATACGACAGCATTGACATCAGTGACACCGGTGCCAGGTATAGGTTTCCATACTGGCCATTCACAGAGAAACAATATCTAACGAGATTGCCCAGGCAAGATATCACCGAAATCAGTCCGGGCCCAACTCAGTTCATACACACTGAAGAAAATAGGCAATGGCTGCGAGCTCAAAGCTGGGATTATTTCACCAAGCGTTGGAATGACAGTGCACTATTAGATCTAGATGAAGTAGTGGCTGAAAAACAACAGTTACTATTCCATACGCACCTAGACAACAAACTTTTAAATTGGATGTTGCCAGAAGCCAAGAAACTGTTCATGCTAACCAAAAACAGCTATTTTGGTGTGAGGGCAGACGCTGTTAAAAATTCAGAGAAACATCCAACCGCACCAGACAAATTGCTGCGATACATTGCACAGCGTACTGCATATCATGTGCACTGGAGTCGTGAAGTGGATTTCAATTATCCAAACAGCAAGACATTTTATTGGTCAGACTTGATCACAGATGACAAGATAGCACATGATAGATGCCTTGCTGATATAATGAAGTGGTATAGTGTAATCATGGATCAACAAGAACTAGCAAATGCCTGGAAAGGCACTTGCGAGTATGTATCTGCACAGCGTCAGCTAGGGTTCTTGTTTTGATTTGATTGCAGGGTATTAATGGCATCGATTACGATGCTGCGATCCTCTAAATTAAGATCTCGTACGGTCTTGGGCATCTTGGGTGTGCCTAACATGGTTAAGATCTGTCCAATGCGTGCCCAATCGCAGCTCTGTCGATCATCCTTGAGGTCACCGCTGCGGCTCATCATCTCGCGTCCTAGTTGCTGTGCGTTCATGTGTGTCTCCTATTCACTGTGCCTGAGATGGAAATCTATGGCGTCTTCGCGGTTATTAAATGCAATCTTCAGCTTGGCTATGTCGGTGGACCAGTGTATCTGATGTATCATTTTGTCTATGTGTGCTGTGGGATAGTTCAGCTGCAGATGTTGCTCCAGCATGCTCACAGCAAAGCTGTCCTGTGGCATGTCCACGATGACATTGCTGCCGCTGAGCTCAGTGTGCTGTATCAATCCTTGCCGATTTATATTGTGCATGTGTTCATCTATGCTAAATATAGTGTCGATCGCGGTGTATCAGACCCATCGACTCTATTGCTTAAAGGAGCAACAGCATGCCTACTTATTATAATTGTCCTCCTGGTCACTATGTCTATGCATACATTAGGAGTAGTGATTCTTCTATAGCACATGCAGGAACTCCTTATTATATTGGCAAAGGGATTGGTAAGCGAGCATGGGCAAAACACAAGCGAAACAACGGCTCTGATCTACGTCCAATTGATAATACCAACATTATAATAGTCGAGGCTAATCTAACAGCAATCGGTGCATGTGCATTAGAACGTTGGTTGATACGTTGGTATGGACGCAAAGATATCAAGACAGGTATACTGCAGAATATGACAGATGGTGGCGATGGCGCAACTAATGTTTCCGAATCTACTAGAGCTAAATTATCTTCTGCCAACACAGGAAAGATACAGAGCGCAGAAACAACAGCTAAAAGGTTGGCTAGCAGACACGGATATAGGCATAGTCCCGAAACAAAGGCCAAGATGTCTGAGGCTAAATTAGACAAAACTCCAACACCTGAGACTAGAGCAAGGATGTCTGCAGCGAACAAAGGTCGTGTTATATCACAAGAACAGAGAGATAAGATATCGTCATCTCTAAAAGGACGATCAACCGGTCCACGAATTGCCGAGGTTAGGTTAAAGATATCAAAATCACGCACGGGCATTGGTCATTCCGATGAGGCAAAGGTAAAGATTGCAGCAGCTAGTTTTAACCGAACACACTCAGCTGCAACCAGAGAGAAGTTAAGAGAACTGGCTAAAGCACAATGGGCTGCTAAAAAGCAACTCACTTGCCTATGAATTTGCGAGCCCATGATTCGGCCCATTCCTCCAAGTGCTGTTCCAGATAGGCCACACCCTGTGCGCTGTGCAGGCTAGCAGTCTTTTCGATGCTGTTGGTCACCACTGTGGGCAGCTTGTCTTCGATCATGTCTATGATCTTCTGTCGTTCCTGCGGCGGCATGTCTCTGCTCCACATGGCTAAACGTTCTGCTACCATAGCACACAGCTGTGCGCTCAGCTGAGACAGTTGTGGTCGGAATTCGCCTGGATTCATCTCTATCATTTGGTTACCTTCCTGATGTGACTAGTGTAGCTATGAGACCACTGATAGCCAACCTATTACTATACCCTGTCAGGCTGCCTGTCCAATCTCTGCAACACCCGTGTCATGGTCATAGTAAGCATACTGACCAAACGGTGGCTTCACGCGAGTCTTGTGTCCCTCTGTGATGATCCAGAGCACGTCGCAGTAGCTCTCCGGACCCCAAGTACCAAATGGATAACCGTCTGTGAAGATCACTGCCTTCTTGGGCTCAATCTGTTCTTCTATCCAGTAGTTCCAGAATGCCATGAACTCTGTGCCACCGCCGCCCTTGCACTCGTAGGTCAGCAAATCGTCTGCGCTGTCCTTGGTGAACTTCTGGAAGTTGTAGACCTGGGTGTCAAAGCAGAGGATGCTGATGGTGAAGTCGTTGTACATCTGCATGATGCCATAGACCTCGCTGAGGAAGTCCTTGGCCATGGTGTCGCTGATTGAACCGCTCATGTCAATGGCAATGGCAATGTCAATGGTATCGTCCTTGTCCAGAGTGGGAAGGAAGATGCCACCATACATGTGCTTGCGGTTAGGACGCATCCAGGTAAAGTCGTCAGTGATGCAGCTCTGGATGTTTTGTTGTAACAGATCGCGCCAGTTGATCTTGGGCTCGATGAGGTCGTCCACCAAACGCTGCAGGCTGGCTGGCATCTTGCCTGCACTAGCCTGTGCTGCCTGCAGCACCTTGTTCTTCATCTCTTCGCGGATCTTGTCCAGCTCTTCCTTGCTGACCTTGATGGGATTGCCGTCCTTGTCCACAGCCTGGCGACCCTTGCCATCCTTGCCATTGCTGTCCCCGCCCATCTCCAGATGCACGTCCATGGTCAGCTGCTTCTTGACCTTGCGCTTCTGCAGATCGTCGTACACTGCCTCAGAGGTCCAGCCCAGATACTTCTCGTCATACAAGCCCACACGCTGGTTGGTCTCGCCCTTCTCGTCAACGTCTGTGACCTTCTTTGTAGGCATCTTGCCAATCTTGTCTG